TTACTGACGATCAAATACAATTAACTATTGATCAAGGTAATTACTTTGCATTCAAAGTTGACGACATAGAGGAACGACAAGCTCATGTAAATTGGGAAGCTCTTTCAACTTCAGCAGGTGCATATACTTTGAAAAAAGCTTATGATTACAACGTGCTGAAAGCAATAAATGATAATGCAGCTGGTGATACCACTAATCTTGGTGCAGCTGGTTCTGCAATATCATGTAATACAGGTAACGAATGTGCTAATTATCTTAGCACAGCATCACGTGTCTTAGATGAACAAGATGCTCCACAAGAAAACCGTTGGTTTGTTGCTCCTCCTCAATTCTATGAAATCATGAGACAAGCAGATGCTAAACTCGTGGATTCATCTGTAATTGGGGGTTCTTCTGTATTAACCAATGGATTAATAACAGATAAAACTGTACATGGATTTAAAATGTACCAGTCTAATGTTTTACAAGTTGGTTCTGCAGGAACAGCAGCATCTCATACTTTTGGACCATCTACTACATCTGGAGAGTGTGATACTTTATTTGGACATATGTCTGCAGTAGCAACTGCTTCACATATTGCCAAAACTGAAGTAATACGTGATCCAGATAGTTTTGCTGACATAGTACGTGGACTTCATGTATTTGGTCGCAAAGTACTGCGAGGATCAGGTTCAGGATACAAAGGCGTATTCGCTGGTGTTGCAGACTTTAACACATAATTGGAGGAATGATTTATGGCAACATGGACCGTAACAGGTGGTGGGTCAACTGGTCATTCGGCCAATGCACCTACCGTTAAAGTTTACAGTGAAATAGTAGACTTTAGCGAATTTACAACAGCAGGAACTGATGTCGTGGAAGTGATAGAATTACCTGCTAACTCACTAGTTCTATATGCAGGTTTGGATATCTTAACTGCAGATAGTTCTGGAAACTCAAATGCCCTATCTCTTGGAGATGGAGCTGATGTGGACCGTTGGGTTACAGCATCTACTCCTACTGCAGGAATAGAAACAACAAGAGCAAGAGCAGGTGATTCCAGTCTTGGAACTACCTCTATTGGCTATGCTTACTATGCAGCAGCTGATACTATTGATATAGTATCCTCAGTTGGGGTAACAACTACAGCTAAAGTTAGAGTCTTTGCAGTCGTAGCAGATTGTGATGGACATGGTGATAATGAAGACCAAAATGTAACTTTTGCTTAATGCTATTGGTAAGGGAGAGTTAAAAGGCTCCCTTACCTTTTCACAAAGAGAAGATTATGACTACACATAAAATAGGCTCAAAAGCATGGAAAAAATTGATTGTAACAGATCAATATCCAGAGTACATGCCTAAACCAATTGTAGATACTACGGAACTTAGATTTCGTTCAATAGAACAAAGCTTAAACTTAATATTAAAGAAATTAGATGGCGAGCCAAAAAGGAAGACATAATGGCAACTACATATTTGACACTAGTAAATAACGTTTTAAACGAGTTAAATGAACCAGAATTAACTTCTTCTACATTTTCAAGTAGTAGAGGAATACAGACAGCTGTAAAGAAATTTGTGTTGAAATCTATGCATGAAGTTTACAGTGCACTATCAGAAATTCCTGATTTGTATAAGTCTACATATCAAGTTACTAATACAGGACAGAGAACGTATAGTTTGCCAGCATCAGCCAGTCCTCAAAGTGGAGATCTTGCATATAGAAAAATAGATTGGGATACATTTAGACTTGTACCAACTGAACTGATAACAAATGGTGAATTTACCTCTGCTATATCCAGTTGGACAAATGCTACAACTGGTGCTGTAGGGGATGGTACTCCTGCATATAATTCAGGAGGTAACGGAAGGTGTCGGTTAAATGATGCAGCAGTTTCACAGTCTATATCTACTGTTAAGAATAAGACATATAGAATACAAGTACGAGTAGTAGATTCTTCTTCAGGAGGTTCCAGTTTGGCTATAAAAGTTGGTACTTCTGCACACGATACAACAGATTTAAGTGATACAGTATCTGTAACAAATTATGGAGAGGGAAATGTTTTAGATACAAAATTTACAGCATCTGTTGCAACAACGTATGTTACGGTTATTAACAGTGATGCTAATAATTTAGATGTAGATTATGTTAGAGTTTCAGAAGATATACCTATAAAAAAATTAAAATATTTATCCTATGATGATTGGAATACAAGATATTTAGAAAGAGATTTAAGAAATTCAGAATCAACTTTTGGTACACCAGATTATGTGTATCCTACCCAAGATAAAAAGTTTGGATTATCTCCTGTACCAGATAAAAGTAATTATGAAATACAATATGAATATTGGAAAGTGCACACAGATTTATCTGCTCATGGGGATACTATGGATTTAGATGATAGATTTAAAGATTTAATTATAACAAGATCTAATTACCATGCTTATAAACTTCGTTCTGATCCTCAAGCTGCTCAGATGGCTTATGCAGAATATGAAAAGCTACTACAAATAATGAGGTCAGAATATATTACTATAAAATCATACATGAGAGATACAAGGATATAGTATGCCAGATACTTCCTATATAAAACCATTTACAGCTGCATGTGCAGGAGGACTTGTATTAAACAAAGATGTGTTTACTATGCAACCCGGTGAAGCTTTACAATTATCTAATTTTGAGCCTGACATAGCTGGTGGATATAGAAAATTAAATGGTACTACAAAATATAATTCTACTATTGTAACACAAGTATCTTCAGCTGATGAAAGAATACTATTATCTGCTATATTTAATGGAATTATCGTAGCAGGTAGAGGTGGTACAGTTTATACAGGAACTACAAGTGGTAGTTGGACTTCTAGAGCTACAAGTAAGGGTACAAGTTATACATATGATTTTGATAAATATAATTATGATGGAACTGATAGAATAATAATAGCTACAGGAGCATCTGCAGCATTTTCATTAAATACAAGCTATGCTGAAGATATAATAAATGCAACAGGTGGTGGTACAGCTCCTACTAATCCTAAGTTTGTAAAATCCTTTGCCAATCATATGTTTTATGGAGGTATGTCTGACTCTACTCATTCTGTTATATTCTCTGGGCCATTTACAGAAGATGATTTTGATACGAATGCTGGAGAAATAAAAGTAGGTGATGTAGTTACAGGATTAAAAGTATTTCGTGATGAATTATATGTATTTTGCCAAAGACGAATTTATAAGATAGCAGGAACAAGTTCCAGTAACTTTGCATTAGCTGAAGTAGCAAAAAACGTGGGTACTATTGCCCACCATTCAATACAGGAGTTAGGTGGTGATATTGTATTCTTATCTGCAGATGGAATTAGAACAATTGCTGGTACTACAAGAATCGGAGACGTGGAACTTGGTACTGTATCTAAACAAATACAAGAAAGAATCAGTGATATTGGATACGATAACGTTACCTCTTTAGTAATACGAGACAAATCACAATATCGTCTATTCTATCCTGTAACAGCAGGTTTAGAAGGTTCACAAAAAGGATTAATTGCTGTAATAAAAGTAAATCCCAATACACAACAAATGGGATATGAATATGCTGATTTAAAAGGATTAAAAGTTTCCAGCTGTGATTCTGATTATATAAGTAATGTAGAAACAATTGTACATGGTGGATATGATGGGTATATCTACAAACAGGAATCAGGTAACGTATGGACACGGGCTGGAGATACAGCAAACTTAGATGCAACATATAGATCACCAGACATGACAATGGGTGATCCGGGAGTTAGAAAAAATATGCAAAGAGTAAATCTTAATTGGAAACCTGAAGGTGCTGTAAGTGCTAATTTATATTTAAAATATAATTATGATGATATTAAAACTCCTCAGCCAGATGTGTTTTCAATAACTTCATCAGGAAGTGGTGCTAATTATGGTGATGGAATATTTGGAAGTTCAGCATACGGACAAGGAGATTTACCAATAACAAGAACACCTGTAGAAGGATCAGGATTTGCTGTAGCTGTAAAACTAACAGATACAAGCAGCAACATTCCTTGGTCTTTAAAAGGATTTGAATTAGAATTTACACCGGGAGGGAGAAGATAGATGGCAACTTATACTAGGCAAAGTTCAGCTGGTATTGTAGACGGAGGTACAATTGAAGCCTCTGATTTAAACGATGAATTTGATCAGTTAGCTTCAGCATTCCTTGCACCAACATTTGGATCAGGAACTGCTGGAACTGATATTGTAATGACATTTGATGGAGAATCAGCAGATGGTGTTATTACGTGGATGGAAGATGAAGATCTATTTAAATTTTCTGATGCAATAAATGTTGGTGTTGATGGTACAGGATATGATGTAAAGCTTTTTGGTGATACTGCTGGAAGCTATTGGTTATGGGATCAATCAGCAGATGGAGTTGTACAAATTGGAACATTAACCATAGGGGTTGATGACGCAGGACATGATGTAAAGTTTTTTGGAAATACAGCAAGTGCCTATATGTTATGGGATACTTCAACAGATGACCTTGTATTAGCAGGTGCAGCTCAACTATATTTATATGATGCAGGTGGTGGTGAACGTCTTTCTTCTGATGGTACTGATCTTACTATAAATTCTGGTAATGATATTAATTTAACAGCAACAACAGATGTAAATATTCCTTCAGGTGTAGGTGTAACTTTTGGTGATGATGGTGAAAAGGTAGAAGGAGATGGAACTAATTTAACTATCTCTACTTCCAATAATGTAACAGTAGATGCAGCAGCTGATATTATTTTAGATGCTGGTGGTGCTGATGTTACTTTAAAAGATGATGGAACAACATTTGGTAGTTTAACAAATTCTGGTGGAGAACTTCTAGTTAAATCAGGCTCTACTCCAACTACAGCTGCAACTTTTAGTGGTGCAAATGTAACATTTGCTGGAACTGTCGGATCTGGTGCAGTTACTTCAACTGGAATAGTTACAGGTACAGGATTTACTGCTGGTAGTGCTGTTCTTGCTGAGTCCGAATTAGAATTACTAGATGGGCTAACTGCTGGTACAGCAATTGCTTCTAAAGTGGTTACTACAGATTCAAGTATAGATACAACTGGTCAGAGAAACCTTACAATCAGTGGTGAATTAGATGCTGCTACGTTAGATATATCTGGTGATGCAGATATTGATGGTACATTAGAAGCAGATGC